CCGCTGATGCCTTGGCCCACCTGTACGCTTATTCCGGCTTGCCCGGCTCCGTTTATTACTCCCTCCATTATTTCCAAATCTCCGGAGTCTAATTCCATACCGCGGATTCTTACCATTTTGGGAGTCCTCCCTAAGCCGTGGGCGATGGTCGTCGTAGTCGTACTTGACATACTGTGCGTGAATGTTCCGATGGCATTGGGCTGAATGTAAAGGGCGCTTACAATTTGCATGTAGGTTCCGTCGTAGATGGCTTCTACCACCATGCCGCTTTGGATGTCTCCGGCCGCCAAATCAACACCGCCGAGCTTCTTTAGCGTTTTTGCTCCCAATGAGCTCACGTTCAAAGTCGCAGCTCCGGTGTTAGTGAAGTTTGCCTTGAATTTGTACTTTGCTCCGGCCGTGTACGCTCCTGAGTTCAACGTAGGGGCCAAAACGTAGGCATTGGCGCTTCCGCTGCTCGCCGCGTAGACAAACTGCCCCTCTGCAAGGGCTATTCCGTCTGCGGCTGTTATGGGACTTCCGGCGACGATTGACATAGGTTTATGTGGTTAATTCCTGATTTTCTCCGAGCGGCAAATCGTAGAGCGTCTGTTTGTCGGGGATTGCCACGGTCACGTCGTCTACCGTTATGCTCTGGATGTTGTGTTCGTATCCCAGCTTATTCAACCAGCGGTAAACCCACACCATCCAGCTCTGCGGAGCGATGGCGTCTTCGTCTATGTCTATCGTGAAGCCTATTTTTTTGGTTACGGTTGCCATTGCTTATAATTGCCTCTAACTTTTTTATTTACTTTTCACTAGGGAAAATGAATTGCTTATCACTACGAAAGGGTGTATTGACAGGATACCGTCATTGTTTCTGTGCTCGTTTTCGTCCATCCCCCGGTCAGGGCGTGCGTGAACATTTGGCCGCTGTTTGCGGTTCCGCTGCCGTCAATGAATGTGCCGAACTCGTTGTAGGTTCCGTTGCAGTCTGCGGCGGTAAAAAAGAAATCTATAAATGCGTTGTTGGTGGTAAAACTGGCGCTGGCTACCGTCTTGCGGAATACTTCCGTCCCCAGTTGCGTGTCGGCGTTCGTCGGCGCGGTGCTGGCGGTTCCCAATGCTCCGTAGTTTATCACTCCAGTGTAGGTGGTGGTGTTGGCTAATCGCTGGGCCAAAACGGAACGGCCGGCGGTCACTACAATGTTGCGCACTATTTTTTCGCCTACCTGAAACTTCGCCAACTTCTCGGTCAGGTTTTTGTAGGTGATGTAGTGCTCGGCTTGCTCCGCTGCGGTTTTGCAGGCGCGGTATTTTTGGGAGTGCGCCTGAATTTCTTCCGCCAGCTGTTTTGCTTCGGCGCTCTCCGTGTTGTAGCGCGTAAAAATATGCACTCCTTTAATTTCCATTTGCTCGGCGAGTTGGTTCATGGTTTTTTTGTAATTTGTAAAATGGGCACGCGATTACGCACGCGTGCAGTGCGGGGTTGCTATCACTGGTCGTGATGGCCTTCGTAGGGGTTTTCTGTGGCGGCTTCGGCCGGGTGGAACGTCATCGTTTGACCTTCTTCCATCTTCTGGGCAATCTCAATGCGGAGAGGCGTTTTAGATAGGCGTGCAGTCTGCATCGCTCTCCTGATTTCTGTCTCCGCATCTTCCGAGTCCTCCACGTTGTAGATGTAGAATGTTTTGATAACATCGTACTCTTTCATCGCAACCTCCTTGTGAAGTAATACTTTGCCTCCACGAAAAGACGAACAACCACCATCGCCGCAACGAACATCACTACCAGCACCAGCCAGAAGGGGAACAACAACAGTCTCCAGTTACTTGCCATGACATTCTCCCTCCTGTTGGTTGATTTCCTCCTCCAAAATGAGAACAACTACTCGCCTGCTCGGGTCGGTGGTGTAGGTAAGCCACATTAGCTTGCGCCACAGTGAACTGATGTCTGCGGTGTCGTCTAGGTATTCTTCCTCCAAGAAGTGACGCTTTGGTTTCATTTGATTCTCCTTGGTAGAAAAATCATGCCGTTCCAAAAGTTCGCCAGAAGGAAATCGAGTATCTCCTCGGGGTTTCGGTTGGAAAAAAGCTGATGATACAAGGCGTGCTGACGAGCGTTGACCGTTACCTGATTCCACGGTTCGTTGCGTAGCTGCGGGTATTGCGATCGGGGAAAGACGTGATGAGTGTCCGTTCCGTACTTGCGGCGTTGTTTGCCTTTTTTACCCACGGATAACTCCTTTGTTTGAAAGGTGCTGCAATCGGCTGAGGACGGAGATTGGTGAACGCAATCCCCTTCCTGAACCGACTGGTTGTAAGGATTTTGATTCTACAACGACGTCTATGTATACAAACAGGGATTTTATGCCTCCCGAACCTTGTATGCCTTAAAGATAAAACCTCTCTGTTTTTCGCCTCGCTATATCCTATTGCAGGTGCGAGGTTTTTTAATCGGCTGCGGGGTGGGAATCCTAATCCTAGGATTACTAGACGCGCGCTAACTCCCACCCCGCAAGCGACTATTAAGCAATTATAGCACCCTCTGATTTTTCAAACAACCGTCAACCCCATTGAGCCAGGTTCCAGTAGGCGGTGGTTGCTCCCGGGTCGGTCTGCCATTTGTACGGCGGCGTGAAAAGCGCCATGGCTATTGTCTCGGCCGTCGTTACGGTTTCGTTGTCGGTCTTCTCGTTGCCGTTTTGCGTTATCGTCTCGGCGGTCGTTACCACGTCGGCCAGCGACAGCACTTTTTGAAGCAATCCGGATGTGTCCATGGGCGTTTGCGGTTCGGCCAATGCCTGCAAAAAGTCCAGGACTCCGATCAGGCGGCCGCCGAAGGTGATGTCGTAGAAGTATTCGATGCTGCTGCCGCTTTCCGCCAGCGTGGTTACTATTTTTTGGACGATGTAGACGGTGCTGCCTGAAATCCCCCAGCTCGGCAGGTATACGGTTATCGCTTGGCCCGCGGCAAAGAATCCCGGCTTTGTCAGCAGTCCGGTGCGCGTTTGAAACTCCCCTGATAAAATCGGGAATGAAAAAGCCAGCAGCTCCGTGAGCGCCTGAATTACTGCCTGGTCTTGGGAGGTTATGGTCGGGTCGCTTATGGTGTCCTTGTGGATGCCGTCGCCGCCTTCCAGCGCCTGCATGGCTATGATGCTGGTTGCGTCTTTTACTTCCGTAATAATGGGCACCGGATAGGTGTATTTCACTTTTATCTTGTAGCCGGACGCCGGGGTTGTCGTTCCGCTTCCCACCCTGATTGATCCGCGCGTCGGCGAGTAAACCGAATAGTAAAGCGTTTCATCGTCTACGGGGTCAACACCAAATGTTTTCGTGACGTACCCCGAGCCGCTGTCTAGGTCTACTTCTTGCATGGTTTGGACGGGGTAAAGCAAAACCCACTCTCGGGCCACGCCGTCGCATTTTATTTCTTGAGTGTAGGCCGCGCTCTCGCTCGTTCCGCCCAGCACTACGATGTCGTTTTTTACCTGAGTCACGTCCACTGAAATCTGCATGCCTTCAATCCAGTTTTTGCTGGTGTCGGTTATTTGCTCCGGGGCTGGCAGGGCTTGAGTTGGGCTTATGAAATAAACCACCTTGTCGTATCCCATCCACCAGATGCAGCCGGTCAGCTTGGCTAATGTTTCGAATGCCTGCCTGATGGTCGTGTGGTTGAAGGTTACGGTCGAAAGGATGGGCGGACTGATTGCCGAAACTCCTGCGTAGCTTATGCCGTACCTGGAGTCGATGTCGTTGGTGATGATGTCGGTTACTATTTCATAAAGCGTCCAGTCGGTGTAGGCGCCCTGCACCGTTTTGTTGATTAAAATGTAGGTGTAGTCGGTCGCTTCAATGGCGAAACTGATTAGCTCGCCGGCGCCGATTTCGGTCGGCGTCATCTTCGTAATAAAACCGCCGAACAGTGTTCGGCTGCCGTCTTTGAAAATAATCTCTTGGCCTGCCGTTGGCGGCGTCTGGCCTTTCTTGATGTTCAGGGTGATGTCCAGCGTGTCGCCCTGGTTTTGGATTTGGGAGGTTATCTGCGCGGTGCCGGTAACGTAGCGCGGCATGAAGTCAACCCCTCCGATTGTCAGCGTGAGCGTACTCATGGGCTAGATGTGGATTAGTTTTGCGTTTACCAAAAGCGGCCGGAGGGTCTGGTCTATCATTTTCCGCATGGCCTGCAGGTCGCTTTGGTTCCGCACCACAGGATTGTTGATGTTGATTACCACTCCACCGTTCCCTGCTGCCCCTGTGATGCCTCCCCCTGCGCCCGAAAGGGGAATGACGGCTTCCGGCCCGGCTTCTCCGATTAAAGCTATTGTAGGGCTTGTTACGATGCCTCCGTCAGCCAGGGCGATGTCCGGTACCAGTGGAATTTGCGGGGCCTTTGCTCCGACGACCGATGCTCCTTTTGCCGCGACTGAATTTACCGCGGTGATCATTACGTTTATTTTATCTACAATCCAATTTATTGAAGTAACGATGGTCGCTTCCACCACCTGCCATGCGGCGGTCACTCCTGAAGTCAGTCCATCCCATAGAGAGTTCCACGCATTCGTCAGTGGCGCTCGGTACATTTCAAACTGCGCAACCATCCAAGTCCATCCGTCGCCTACTATTGATTTTACTTTCGCCCAAGCCGTAGTCAAAACTGCCACCGTGTTATTCCATAGGGTACTCCATGAGTTTTCAACAAACGATAGCAAATCTGAAAAACCCGTTTGAATCATCAGCCATTGCTGTTTCAAGAAATTAACCATCGAGTTCCACAAGGCCGTCAGGACGGAACCTACCATGCTCCATGATGTTTTCCATAGGTTTTCTATAAAATTCAGGGACGCTGAAAATACGGCTTGAACTGTCGCCCAGCTTGTCTTCAGGAAGTTAATGGACGACTGGAAAACCTGCACGATGTTTATTCCCATCAGACCGAAGGCATCAACTACCAGGCCAACGATCAAGTCCAGCGCGAATTGGAAAACCGCTTCGATGCCTTTCCACGCCACTCCTGCGCCGTCTGCTATAGCACTCCACAGGTTTGACAAAAACGTCTTATTGGAATTCAGTTCTGCCTGCATGCCACTAACCGTATTCGTTAAAAACGTCTTATTGGAATTCAGTTCTGCCTTCGTACCAGCGCTCAAATCAGATAAAAACGTCTTATTGGAAGCAAGTTCCGCCTTGGAACCATTGCTCAGGTCGTTGAAAGTGCTTTTTATTCCCCCCCACGTTGCTTCCGTCACCGATTTTATCGAGTTCCATGACGACGCAACGAAGCCGCTGATCGCTGAAATTGAGTTTATAAAAGTGCTCTTTATGGCTGTCCACATTCCGTCAAAAAACGGCGCAAAAGTACTCCAGTTTTCATACACTATGTACGCTATGGCCGCCAGCGCCACCACGGCCGCGACGATCGCCCACACAATTGGGCCGCCGGCAATAAAAGATACCCATAAGTCTGATACTACCCCTCCGAGAAAAGCGAATGCTCCCGCGCTTGCATCGATTGACACAGCCGCTACGGCGGCTTCCGTGGCTGCGGTTCCAAAAAAGAACGTTACAACCGCCCCCAGTCCCGAGAATATAGTGCCGAATGCTATAAGCACCGCGCCTATTCCGTAAATAACCGGCCCTAGTATCGCTGCTCCGGCTGCGAATATAATAATAAAATCCTGCCAAAATGGGCTCAACTTTGAGAACCAGTTCGCTACGTCTTCGATTGCCTTAGCCAAAATCGGGAAAACCTGCGCTTCCAATGGCATCATGGCGTTTCCTATTTCAATGCTGGCTGCTGATGCGGCCGCCTTCATGCGCGCAAAGTACGCCGCGGTCGTTTCTCCTTGCGCTTGAACGTACCCGGAGAACTGCGCGGTGCCGCCGGCCAGCCCGTTGAAGGCGGTTTGCATTTGGTCTAAGTTTTGCAGCAGCGTTTCAATGGCTCCCGACGATCTGCCTCCACCGAACGCTTTGGATAGCACGTCGTTTTGTTGCACCGCGGTCAAACCTGTTTTTGTCAGGTGACTCTCGAGTTGTTGCAGTGCAGGGATAAGTCCCTCCTTTCGCATAGTGTTGGCGAGATCGGTTTGACTCAATCCTATGGTTGCAAACGCTTTCTGGGCGGTCGCTGATGGCGATGAGAGCTGAGAAAACATTAAGCCTACCCTTGTTGCGGCCTGCTGTGCAGGGATGCCTTCCCTGGTCATCGTATCCAAGGCTGCTGCCACGTCGTTGATTCCCAATCCGGCCGACTCAGCTTTTGGAATAATTCCCGTGCCCATGGCTCCGATTAAATCGTTCATGGTCATTACACCTTGACCCACCGTCGCGTTCAACAAGGCCATCACGTTCTGCGAGTCGCTGGTGGCGCTGTGCGTCGCGTTCATTACGGTCACGAGCTGCTGGGCCACCGTATTCAAATCCGTCCCGCTTACGTCGGCCCCTTCCATGGCCGACTTTAAAACATTCATGGCGTCGGTTCCGCGAAATCCTGCCGATTCTACATAATAAAGCCCATTGGCTATTTCCAGCGGGGTTTGCTGCGCCCCATTTAAGGCCATGTTTAGAATCTCCTGCGACATGTTCTTCACTTCCGCTGCGCTTGCTCCGGCTCCCGTCTGCACTTTCAGCATGGCAGCCTGAAAATCGTTCGCCGATGTCATCGCCAGCGTTCCCAATGCTACCAGCGGCACGGTCAAACCCACCGTCATCCTCTGGCCGGCGTAGGTCATGTTTTCTCCGGTGGACGTCAAAATAGACCCCATGGCGGATAACTTTTGCCCTACTGTCGCGGCCGCGTTTCCTACCGTCTGGCCCATTGAGTCCAGGTTGTTTGCCAGCGTCTTTAAACCCGCGCTGGCTTCATCCTGCAGCTGCACTACGATGCTTAGTGAATTGTCGTCAGCCATGGGCTTGGTTCTTTTTTAGTTCCTGGTCGGCCAGCTTCTGCTCGATGACGTACTTTTGAACCGCCAAATCAAGCAGCCAGGACGGCTGGCTTAGATAGGTGTGCCAATCCCAGCCGTACTCTTTCATTATTTGGAGCGTCAAAACGTCCCCGCTTAGACGGCCGTCGTAGAGTCTGCGGAGGTCGTCGGCGTATTCGGAGCTTTTTTTTTATCTGCGGTGGCTTCTTCTACCAAAGCCATTACCTCATCGCTGTCGTCAGCGGGCAAACCCAGCACTTGCTCCGGGATGCTTTTCGTCTTGTCTACGCCCGGGCCGTCTACGGAAAAAACCACGGCGGTTACTGCGCGGTCTTGGGCGATGTTCGCTTTGCTCGCTTTCATGCTGTAGGAAACTCCGTTTTTCTGCTCGGTGTTTCCGTTGAGCATGATGTCTTCAGTGAACGAGTCCTTGATGTGCCGCTTGTCTCCGCCGGTAATAAATGGCCGGAGCACTACCGTGTACCCGTTTACTGTGGTGATGGTTTTGTTGCTGGTTTCCATGGTTTTGTTTTTTGCCGGGGACATTGCTGCCCCCGGCGGTTAATTTTTA